CTTCTACGGGGTCGTCGGATAGACGGAAGATGTTCATGGATACCTCTTATCTCAGAGACACCATACACCAGAAAAAAGTTCAAGTCAAGTGAATTTTTTGGTTGACATCTACCCGGTTTTTGGGTATAATGACTGTAACGTCTTAGAAGTTCTTTGAAGAGTCTTTAAAGTGGAGGTCGGCAATGTGGGTAAGCATAGAAAGATATTTCTGACGAAAGCGTACCGCTTTCAGTCCGCCCACGCGGACTAGTTCTTCGTTCGTGGCGTTGATCCAGTCTTCCTTAGTCTTGGTAACGCAGTCGAACTGAATGGTGGAGTCCATGAAGGTTACCTGATAATCTAGCCCGCTTATAGACAGTGGAGGTCTGGTCGTAGTGTCCGTGACGTGAGCTTTGCCTGAAACGTTCGTGGTGACGCAAGCGCTATGGCTAGCTTGCGCATACTCGGACAGTACAGCCTCAGAAAACACCTCAGCGCCACCGTAAACCCTAGCATAGTTCATAGCCACAGCTTCGTGGAAGAGGAAAGCTCGGTCCATGACCATAGCGTGATCTTGAACTATCGCAGAATCCCATATCTTGGCATGACCCTGTACGGTAGCGTGATTTCGAACCTTAGCATTGTGCTGGATCGAAGCATGGTCCATCACCTTAGCTTCGTCGTAGACCCAGCAATCGCCTTCTTGAGAGAGGTTGTCGTAGCTCTCTACGAACCCACCTAGATCCCCCGTTTTCACGTCGGCAAAGTCTTTCAGGGCTTCGATTCGATGTAGAGTCTTGCCCTCTACCTTTATCAAGTCATCCGTTAGCGCGTACTTGTGCTTCGTCATATTGTCTTCTCACCTGTATGAATTTCTGTAGATAGTCATGTGGACGAACCGTAAAGACTTGGGGATCAGATCCGTCTACCGTAATGATGATGACCGCTTTCTTGGCCGCTAATCCAGTCCGTTCATAGAAAGCTCCTGCGTAGAACGAGGCTTGCAAGAAGTATCCCTCGATCCACTCTTTCTTCTTGGGCTTCCTAGAAGTCTTGAAGTCGATGACGGAGAGTTCCCCGTCGTACTCAGCAATGCAGTCTACTCTACCCGCCGTTCGAAGCTTATCACTATATAGCGGAGCCTCTTGGTACCAGATTCGGTTGACGTGTCGGTCAAGGATGGGCTTGATCTGGTTGAACGAAAACAGGTTCGCAGGCATAGCGCCCTTGTTCCAGTCTGGCTTGTTGTTCAGGTAGTCTTCGGCTAGCTGGTGGACTGCGGTACCGCGAGTTGCGGCTTGGCGCATGATCTTGTCCGCTTCTTCGTCCCCGACTCGCTTGCGCCATTGATCTATGCCGTCCTTCTTCATAGACCCCAGAACTGTAGTCACCGATGGGTAAGCGTTGCCATCTGGGGTGTAGTAAGTCCGCCCGGTTTCTAGGGTCTCACACTCTAGCTCAGGCAGGTGAAAGTTCGGCCTTACATGTTCAAACAGCACCAGTCTTGATCTCTCCAGTTACAGCCCGAATTTGGAATTCGGGTAGTTCCAAGTCTTTAATGAAGGAGTAGTCTGCCCCGCGGTCGTACGACAGCGATATGTGAGGCTTAAACGAGTCCCATCGATCTTCAAATCCCATGGCTTCAAACTTAGCTCTTAGCTTGGAGATGCTAGGAGATTGTATCAGAATGACGGGGATGCTCTTGTCTGGTCCTAGTAGCTCGAAGCCGATGAACTCCACGTCGTCGATAGCCGCGTTGAAGGTTTGGTTCGGCGTATCGTGGGTCGATGTAGTATAGAACACGGTGGTGTGAAAGTCAAAGTCTTTCGGGTCCTGCTTCTCTTGGTTGAAGTCTATCCCGAGGTTGAACCCGCTCTCCATAGCCCAGTCTCGAAGTCGCTTTTGCGAGGCGTCGTCGTAGACCACCGCTACGTATTTGCTTTCTTTCTGTTCGGCTAAGAAGTCCGAGAAGCTTTTCATCCTATAGTCACCTTTCCTGATCCAGTAGTTATCACGTGGTTGAAGCTAGTGCCGCCGTTGTAGGTGTCGCCTATGCGCGCTACGCGCTTGCCCTCGAACGTCACTTTACTAGAGTATGTATCTGCGAACGGAGTGTGGTTTACTGGGGATGGAACGCAAGGATCTCCGTCGGGGTGTGCAGCCATCAAGTCGTTTTCGACCACGGGGTAGTTGCCCTCAATGGTCACCTTCGTGATGGTCTTGGGTCCAGAGACTTGAACAGACGGAGCGTTCCAGTTGAACTTGGGGTCCGGGGCACATTGCGTCCCCTTAGTCCCATCCGTGCATTCTACCACACTGAGTCCCTCTGCGAACGCGGCGAAGTCAGCCATCTTCCTCTTCCTCGTCTATCATGAAGTCTATGATTGCGATTGGATCCCAACCTAGTTGACGCAGAACTTCTACTGGCACGTCGAAGGACAGTTGCCCGTCCTCGACTATGCACTTGGCCATGTACTCTTTCTTGGAGTCCGTCAAGACTGTAGCTCCGTACGATTCTTGGCGATGATGTAGGACTTCACTAGGTCGCTGCGGACGATGTCGTCTTCGAAGAACTCCACGAAGCTTATCTCGGGCATCTTCTTGATGATCTTGATGAAGTCTTTCAGACCTGATTCTTCGTTGAAGCGTTTGCTGGTCAAGTCGTCCTGACGAATGTCTCCAGCGAAGAACACCTTACAGTCTTGACCTACGCGAGTCATCACCGTGTCACATTCTTGGAAGGAGCAGTTCTGCATCTCGTCTACGATGATGATGCAGTTGTTGAACGTGGTCCCTCTCAGGAACGAGGTAGACTTGAACTCGACGATGTCTTTCTGTTTGAGGATGCCGTACGCGTCTCCACGTCCAAAGATGTCGGTGCAGATTGGAGGGTAGACTTCTTCGTATACCGCTTCTTTCTGTTTCTGAGAACCTGGCAAGAATCCCTGATTTCGCGTAGCTACGGTCGAGCGTACGATGTAAACCTTTTCGTATGGGGTCTTGCGGTCATAGACGTCTCGAAGGGCGAAGTATAGCGCCAGAAACGTCTTACCTGTTCCTGCTACTCCGTGAAGCATCATGTTGCTTCCTTTTCTCCAGCAATCGAACGCTTCTTGCTGAGCTAGCGTCATTGGCTGGATGTCTTCGTTTATCGCGAACGAAGACCGATTGAGGTTCCCCTCTGCATCGATAATTCCCTCTTGCCGCTGGATTCTTTTTTGTTTTCGTGAGAGGCGTGGCATCTGGACTCCTTATGTCCTAGTCTGGATGTTAGACCCCGGGTTCTTCTTCTTGGCATTCTTGAGCAGGTCTTGGAAGCCATCCGGCGTCTTAGTAATACCCATCCTCACCGGATCTCCAAAGCTTGGAGCCGAGAATTGCATTTTGAGGTGGGGGTGGTCTAACAGGAATTGGTCGACTTCTTTGATAGACAGATATTCGACCACTTCGGTGTTATCTCTGGTGTCGTTGAAAACGTAACGTGGCATATCGACTCCTATAATAAAGAAGGGGCAGTAGCGCGACTACTGCCCCATTGCATTCATCGCAATGTTATTTATTCACGCCAACGCTTGGTAGATTTCTCTCCAGCCGTTGACTACGCGAATACCACGCTCCATCAGACGAATTTGTTCCGACTTGTTATGATCGTGGTGCACCAAGAAGCTGTCTAGCCCCAGTTCGTGACCTAGCTCCGCGTTGCTGACTTTGTCTTCTACCCACGGAAGATAGGAGTTCTGATACTCCGACAAAGCGTCTCGCTTGCCATCCCCAACGCAGACTACCCGCTCGAAGACACCTGGACCAAATACTCGGTCTAGGTTCTCCTTTCGAGCTTCTACGGTCATCGGGTCCGACCCCACCGAAGTTACGCAGTGGAAGACGACTCCGTGGTCTTCGTAGAACTTTCGAACGTACTTGTAAGCGTCCCGTAGCGGGGTGAGCTTAGCGAAGTACAGAGACTGGTTGAAGTCTTCGATCAGACGATCCGCTGCCTCAGAGGTTGTCCCGTAAGTAGCTGCGATGCAGTACTCGTCGGTGGTCTTCTTGGAAAGACCCCTACTGACAGCCCAGCGGTCAAAGGAGTGCTCCCAATCTAAGAGCACCCCATCGCAGTCGGTGAGAATCACCTTGTTCATCATATCTTTAGTTCCCCTTGAAGAAGTCTTCACGTTGTCGAGACTTGTTGCGGCGTTCATTCTGGATACGCGCTTTCTTCTTGTCGTATCGCTTCCCGTCGCGTTTGGGTTTTTGCTCGCCCTCTTGATAGTAGGATTCGCTTTCCATCCAGTCTTGAAAGTTCTTGCTCTTAGCCATCGGTCTTAGCTTTGTCGCCCTTTGTCTTGATGATCGGTCCGAATGCTTCGTTGATAGTGTCCGCTGTCAGCCCTTTGAACGGCTTGCGCTCTAGCATCTGTTCCAGGATCTTTGCGTCCTCAGCCGAGACCGTCTCCATGATTTCGATCATGATCATCTCGCGTTTGATCTGAGGAATGTTGTCCCCAGCCAGTCCCTTCACGATATATTTCAGTTTACGTGCCGCGCGATACAGAGCCATTGGGCCACCGTTCTCGGCTGGGTTGTTCTGGTATGGAGCGCCAGGACCCACGTACAGTTCGTGGCTCTGGTCGTAAGTGAGGATGAGGATGTTTCGCAGAACAACGCTGTTGTTGTCTCGCAGCCACTGCACCTTTTGCTCTTTTTTGCGAAGTTTCGAGGCAGTGTTGATTACCTCACTGATGGGTAACATTCTATAGGTTCTCCTTAGAAGTCGTTGATGTTTTCGATTAGTAGCTTCAGGCGATTTTGGATGAAGAAGTTTAGCAGCTTGCTACGCCCGATGGTCTTCTCCTCGTTATATTTATCTAGGATTTTAGCCTTCAAATCCTCGGGAGTTTCGCTCAGATCCACGAGCTTCTTGTTGCGATACCAGTTTCGCCGAGTGTTCTCTTCCACTTGGTCGAGGTTTTCGAGTTGCTTCAGGCGCTTAGCCGTCATCGGGCGCTGACGTTCTCCGATCACGAGGCAGTTGTCGCTAGACAGCACGTTGGGGATGCCATCGCCAGTGTCGCCACGCGCGATGTGTTCGAACAGGTAAGCTTCGGGGTCCGAGTGCTTAACCCACTTCTTCTGGCTCGGGCTGTACTGCACCACGTTGGCATACTTTTGTAGCTGGATGTAGTCTTTGTCGCCAGATAGGATCAGGATCCTATCTTTCTTGTCTCCAGAGTTCAGAGGCGTACCATACGTGTGGCAGATCGTACCGATGATGTCGTCAGCCTCTGCCTTGTCGATTTCGATCACCTTGTAGGGAAAGAACTCGTCTAGCTCGGAACGGATCTTGTTCAGGGTGTTGAAGATGTTGTTCCAGTCGATGTCCGAGTTCTCGCGGGCTTTGCGCCGAGCCGCTTTGTAGTAGGGGAAGATGTCCCGACGCCAGTAGTGACGTCCGTCAGCACAGATCACCAACTCTCCATACTCGTCTCCGAATTTCTTGCGAATGCTTCGCAGGGAGTTGAGGACGAAGTGCCGAAGCATGTTCTCGTCTAGCTCGGCGTTGCTGTGGCTGCCAAGTTGCATCATCAGGTTGGCAATCATCACCTGATTGAGGTCTACCAAAATCATTTCAAGTTCTCCTGTGTTCTCTCATACTATAGACTATGTAAGCGTCCTTGTCAAGAGAACACGCGCAGAATCAGAGTTCGGTCGTTGCAGCGACCATTGGCGCCTTGGGGCTTGGAGTTGATAGCTTCGAACTTCTTCCCTGCCTGAAGCTTGGTACCCTTCAAGAAGTCTCCGAGAGCCTCTTCAGGCTTGCGAATCTTCTTCTGGAAAGAGGCTTCGAGGTCGATGTTCTGAATCGTAGTCCCCTTGACCTCGAAGCCAGTAGCGCTCGAAGTGTGGAGAATCGTCAGGTTTCGAGTTCCAGTATCGAACAGGAGTATGGTCTTGGCTCCGACGATCTTTTCAGGAGACGTGCTAGTAACCTTGAGGGTATCGCTCGACTTGAGATACTTCAGGCTAGCCGTCTGTTGGGTAGAAGTCTTGACTTTCTTGGTGCGCGGCTTTCGCACCGCTTGCTTCGAAGCCACGTACTTCTCACAGTCCGAGACGATCTCTTCTAGGACGCTCAGGAGCTTCTTCTTCTTGGCGACTGACAGGTGCTCATATCCCTCGCGAAGCTCTTTAGCTTCTACCGACTTCACGCGGTTGTTGCACACCAGCGCGATCTCATCTCGAATCGGCTGATAGTACTCCATGCAGCGTTTCGCGAGGATAGCAGGAGCTTCTTGGGACACCAGAGTCGTGTACAGGTTCAATGGCTCCGTAGCCGTGTAGACTTGGTCGAGGTACTCTTCGACCTGGGCGATGAAGTCTGACGTCCGCTCTTTCACGATCTCTGCTGGACTCTTGCGAGTGGGAGTCGCGACTGGTTTCGGGGTCTCTTCTTCCTCGACTTCCTCGACGGTCTCTTCTGCGGCCATCAGTTCTTCGATCTTGCGGTCGAAGAAGCTCTGGCTCTTCTCGTCTAGGATAGCGCCGTTCGAGAGGATCTTAGCCAGACCGCCGAGAGTGGGGCTAATCTTCCAGTCTGGAGTCGAGCGAACCGCTTTGACCAAGTCGGTATTCTTGTTCTTCTTGGCCCAGTCGAGCAACCACTTAGCAGCGGTCTTGTAGTCGTAGAAGTAGCCATAGTGGCGCAGACACCGACCAACTTCTCGGTTCATGTCTTCGGGCGCGACTTGAGACCAGTCTACGATCTCGGGGCCGATGTGCTTCTCTTCCATAAGCAGAGAAGCCTTCGACCCACGGGCTGGGGTCGAAGGCGCTTTCGTCTTCTTGCGTTTCAGTTTAGCTACAGCCATGTGTGTTCTCCTTGTTCAAGAGAACCCTAGCATATCAAGAATCTCTTGTCAACATGTTATTTAGAAGGGCTGTCCACTGATGCGCGCGGTCTTCCCATCCATATTGTTTGTTAGTCATCTTGGATACGTTGCTTCGAACCGCCGGAAGTTCTGGATTGGCTCGAACCGTCTGGACCGCGTGAGTCAAGTAGTGGTGGAACGTCTGGGCGTGTTCGTTGCGGTCAGGCGTGTACTCATACATGATAGTACGTCCAGCAGAGGTCTCAGGCAACGCACCTAGAGACGAGTGGACGCAGATCAAGCCTGCTGCCATAGCTTCGATCAGGCACAGACAGGAGGTCTCCTGCCAGGTCGAAGGGTAAGCCAAGATGTCGTAGTCTAGCAGGTCCTTTCGAATCTGTTCGTTAGACACCGTTCCATGATTGACGATCTGAGGGTGAGCGTCGAGCTGGTCGAACAGGTCTTGGTAGGCCTTATCGCTATGCTCCCATCCGTATAGCTTGAACGAAGAGTATACATGAAGCTCTATGTCAGGATCCGTCTTAGCCATGTGCTCAAACACGGCGTACAGGATGTCGAGGCCACGATGTGGTGTGCTAAAGTACACCAGCTTGACCTTACGGTCTCCCTCGTTTCGAATCTTCGGGACGTACGCGATCGGCTCAATCGCGTTCAAAAGAGTCGTGGATTTCTCGTACGGAACTCCAAGAATCTCGTGGTACATCGAACGCTGCCAGTGAGAGACGAAAACGATCTGGTCGTACTTCTCGTGGCCGCCGTTCGCTAGATGCGCGACTTCCGGGTCTCGTGGCAAGTCATGGCACCAGAGAATCTTCTTGCGATTAGGATCTAGCTCCCTCACCCTCGAAGCGATGATTTGGAACTGATCCAACAGAGCAGGATCTACACGCCGTTCGAGACCGAGTTGCATCAACTCGGTCCCTCCCATTGCTTTGCGGTTAAGTTCGTTGAACTCCATGCTCAGACTGTCTCTACTTCGACTTCTTTAGAAGCCGAGAGGAGACGATCCCAACGGAACGAACGCCAGCCCTCTACTTCTAGGTCCCATACAGCTTGGACGTCGGGGTTGACAGCCCGCTTCGGTTTCGACTCGTCTACGATAGTCTCAGGCACTAAGCCTTCAGCCAGGGTGCATCGCATGGTGCGAATCGAACCATCGCTCTTAGTGAACTCTAGGGACACGACCCCGTCCCGGAGTAGCGTGATCACGTCTTCTTTATTCATCATGGTTTAGTTCCTTCTTCAGGTCTTCATATCCGCCGATCAAGCGGTCTAGGAGAAAAACTCTCGGGATAGTTCGAAACGGCTCCCCGTTCAAGCGCTTCTCCAGCTGGGTTAAGCCGTCTCCCTCTGTGATGTCGTAGTAATCGTAAGGGAGTCCGGCCTCTTCGAGAAGCTGGACCGCCATCTTACAGTAAGAACACCAAGCGGCTCCAAAGACTTCGTACTTAGCCACCATTGCGTTTCAGCGCGTTGAGGTAATCACGACCAGAGACGCGGACCTTGATGAACAGCCGGTTCGTCTCTTCTTTGTTCGGGTTCGGAACAGTGAGGACGATATCCTTGCCCTTGTTCAGAGCCGCTTGCTGGTTCAGCGGGCGCATACCAGAGTCGAGATAGGCTCGACGGGTGAGGCGCTTGGTCGCCTGAGATACGTTGCTATGCTTTCCCTGGGAGACGTACGTCTTACCCGAGGACTTCTTACCCTTACCCATAGTTTATCCTTTCAGGTTGCCATTTTCTATGTCATGAATTACGTCTTTCCGAACTCGCCAGTACACCCAAGACTCCAGGCAGTGGTGCGTCTGAGGCGTTATGGTGAGACCGGATCTAGTAACTCTCAGTATATACGATAGCAGGTTTCCAGTCAAGAGAAAGATGGCATCGATGACGACCACGCCGTTGGGCTTTCCCTCTCGCTTCCAACCGTAGTTACGTGCTGAGAATGTCTGGTTGCTCGGTCCTCCCAAGAGGACGTTTAGAAGAACGGACAGCGAAATCGCTACCCGGGAAATGTACTTAGCTAGCCTTACCACCTCTACCTCGTATGTCTCTTTTATCCCGCGCGAGCCACGCGCAGGAAGCTCCACAGAAGTATATAGCGGCGTTCTCTGGGTCGTTTGGACCAGCGCCGAAGTAGTATAGTGGAAAGCCCTTGTCACATACTAACGTGGTGGGCTTTCCACAGTAGTCGCATTTGAACATCGATCTCTACTATCTAGGTCGCGCTCCGCGTCTAAAAAACTCGGAGACGCCTTTTCTCTCATCTGACATGGGCAAAGTGGAGCCCCGTTCTGAGGCCCCACGCAGTTGCAAGTCCAGTTCATTGGTGTAGAGGCAGAGTCGCGAGGATCTGCGCTGCCTTAGTTTCTGCAACTTCTTCGTGCCAGAAGAACCAGCCACAGGTATACGTCGAATGCACGAATCGTTTACCGTAGTAGTTGATGTCCGGGTACGAGGTGTCTTTCACCATACCAGCACTGTAAAGGGTCAGGTGGTCTGCTCGTGCCGCAGCTACCATTTCTTCGATAGTAGCAAGAGGTGCTGACAGCACGATAGTAGTGCCAAACCCATGACCCTGTTCGATCCAGTCCTCGAATGCACTTTTCTCGACTGGGGATGCGAATTTTTCTTTGTGCATCTTGTCCCACATGAAAGCAGCCTGAGCGTGGCTTCCCTGGGCAATTCCCTTTCCAGGGTTCATGTTCGCGAGGTCTTCGCGCATGATGATGTAGAATCGTGGTTCGGTCATTAGGCCTCCAGGAGTTTCTTCCAGCTTGGGTGTTTGATTTTGCGCTTGTTAGTGTATTCGATCATTCGCAGGATGGTGCGATAATCTGGCATACGTGGTTCCGTCAGCGGCTTGATAAGGGTATCGCCCTTCTTCTGGTTGCACGGCACACAGGAAGCCACGATGTTGTCCCAAGACGTCTTGCCGCCCTTGCTCGAAGGTATGACGTGGTCCAGAGTCAGATCCTCGGGGGCGAAGCCCTTGCCACAGTACTGACAGGTGTAGTGGTCTCGCTGGAAGATACCACGACGGGAGAACGCGACTTGACGCGAAGCTTTGTTGACGTAGTGCTTCGTGGCGATGACCGCTGGGACTTTCAGGGCGGTGTGCTGCGAGCGGACTTCCCAATCGTCATAGTATTCCACCACTTGGACCTTGTCGAGGTAGGAAAGACGAATGGCGTCTTTCCAAGTGATCAGGCTCAGGGGATACATGCTGATTGGTCGAAAGTCGGCGTTCAGCATCAAACAGTCGGACATTTTATCTTCTTTCTTTTAGCCGACTTGGCTATCGATCACCTCAACCAGCTGGTTAAAGTAGACACCGTTAACCGTCTTGTCGGTAACCATTTTGAGTTTGCGAATGCGGAAGAACTCCACGTTGTAGAGGTCGGCTGCCTCGTCGTATTTAATGTACACGTAACCCTTCCAGCGAACCATGCCGGAAGTCTTGAACTTGAGGCCGTCGCCCATATCGATGAACTCTTTGGCGCCCCATGCGAAGAAGGAGCGCCAGTCGAGGGCTTTGATTTGGTCGCGAATCGTGGCTGCTACGGTCATGTGATTACCTCTCTTGATTACAAGATAGACTTAGCACATGCCCTAGGACTTGTCAACCACTTTCTTGACGGCTTCGATGCGGGCTTTCCGCATCGCTTCTCCGATCTGATTTCCGTTCTTCGGAACGCGGGTTTCATCGGGGAAGACGTCCGAGAACTTGACGCTATCGAAAGCCTTCTTGTAACGCAGCAGGAGGTCCAGATGCGACACATCGGCGTCTTCGTAGCCAAGCCGACCACGTTGATCAGCCCGACCAACCACTAGCAGAGTCTGGACACCATCTCCAACCGCCTTGAGCATCTTTTCGATGGTCTTGGGGTTCATCTGGTCCAAGCGGTGCATATTCATGTGGTAGCGAGCCGCCATCTTCGAGGACGCCTTGATCTTAGCCGGAAGCGCATAGCGCTCTGCTAGGGCATCGATCATCCAAGCACCAGCGACGTCGTGGCCATGATGCGCGGGGTAGTCAGCCGGGTCGGTCTTGCTCTTCCCGATATCATGGAACAGAGCCGCTACCCGCTCTTCGAGCGTAGCTCCCATCTTCGCGGCTGCGGTCAGGACCAGCATAGTGTGCTCGAAGGAGTCTCCCTCGGGATGCCAGAAGCGGCATTCCATGGTGTGCTTCAACTTGTAGAGGTCAGGAAAGACCGCTTTCAGAGCATCGCACTCCAGGAGGGTATCGAAGAACAGACGCGGATTCGGTTCCATGAGCGCCCGAGACATCTCTTTCCAGATACGCTCCCCGTTCAACTCGGACAGCACACCTTTCTTAGCCATGCGGTATACCAGCTCATGGGTCTCATCGGCGACTTTCCAGTCTGCCCCGAAGCGAGCCCGAAAGCGAGCCATCCGAAGGACCCGAACCGGATCTTCTACGAAAGCTTCGCTGGTGTGACGAAGGATCTTGTTCTCCAGATCGAGGCTTCCACCGAACGGGTCGATGTACTCGCCATTGAGCCGATCATATGCGATGGAGTTGATAGTGAGGTCCCGACGCGCCAGGTCGTCTTCGATGGTGACTTCTTTCCCGAACTCAGTTTCAAAGCCGAGATAGCCCTTGCCGGACTTGCGCTCGGTGCGAGCCAGAGCATACTCTTCCCGAGTCTTCGGGTGGAGGAACACTGGGAAGTCTGCCCCGACCTGTTCGAAGCCTGCTTCTAGCATCTCTTCGGCCGAACCGCCAACTACCACGTAGTCGCGATCTTTGGGTTCTAGACCCATCAGAAGGTCTCGAACGGCGCCACCTACCAAATATGTTCGCATGGGAACCTCACTTTCAATCTACACATAGCACGTCTACTTGGACGCGTCAATACTTTTCTCAGCCTCAGCCTTAGCTACACGCTTTCTCAGGTCGCTAGTGCTGAAACGGTGGTCTCGCTTGTTGAAGTGGAGTTCGATTCCACGTTTCCGACATACGTCTTTGCCGGTAAACTCTTTCTCGCGATACTCTTCCCCGAGAAACCGAACGTCGATCTGAAACATCTCTAGGATGTCCAGCACGTCTTCTTCCGTCTGATACGGAACGATCTCGTCCACGAATTTCAGGGCACTGAGTTGCGCATAGCGCTCCACGAGAGTCTGGACTGGTCGGTTCTTCTCCCCGGGACGATCTAACGTAGGATCCGTTTGGAGACCGACGATCAGGTAGTCGCAGTTGGCTTTAGCTTCTCGCAACATAGTAACATGACCCGCGTGAAGCAGGTCAAAGGCGCTGAAGGTTATTCCGACTCTCATTCATCCCACCTGAAAACTTAGAGACGACCCATCTTTGAACCAAACCACCGCTTCGTCGAAGTCGAGGTGGTTCAGGTCGTGATCGGCGTCGGACTCGTAAGCCCACTCGCGGCGAAGAGTGTCCACCACATCGGCTAGGATAAAACGCCCATCCGAGTAGAAGGTGGTGAATTGGGCGAGTTCTGCGATACTCACCGCGCTCAGGTTGTTGAGCGGCCGAGTGAACTGGACTTTGAAGTGGTCAGAAATCTTGTAATTACCGTACATAGCCATCTCCATTGGATTCATGATAACCATAGCATAGTGGTGGATACGTGTCAACTACTTTCTACAGGCTGGTATGCCTAAGTCTATCAAGTCCGATCCTCGAACTCTCACCAAACCGACGATGATGTATCGCACGTCTTTTAGGAACCATTCCTTGATTGGCGACGGATAGTAGTCGGCCATGATGTGAGACCAGTATTCGAAAGACTCTGGAGAAAGACCAACGCCATAGATTTGAGAAGATGGTCCGTGAAATCCAAAGACGGTGTCTGGAGATATGCAGACAGTGTCCATGCCAAGATACATGGTGCAAGCGGAGTTGCATCGGTCTCCAGTTATCTGGACTAACGTGCCGTCTTGGTTCAAGCGGTCTATCTGTTCTACCCTCTCCCGTATGCTACCACCGTCGTCGTTCAAGACTACGAGGACCGAAGGGGTCTTAGAAACAGCTACGCCTGCGGCTAGAAGAATGAAGATTCCTAGCACACAGGCGTATAGAAGGTAGAAAGCGTTTTTCATGGGTATCCCGTAGTGATACCCTATTTATCAAATCGTGGTGTTAACACCGTCGCCCCACTCGTTTAGGGTGTCATAGGTGCAGATGAAGTCTCCGATTTCGTTCATTCCAAAATCGCTCAAGAAACGTACGGTGCCTCCACCCACGTAGTCGCTTTCCTCCTCGGAGATGTAGACTCGAATCGCTTCCTCAACCTCTTCTCGGGTGAGGGTGTACACGACTTTTTTAGACACTTGCATTTAGGATCCTTTCAGGCTTCTAGACTCTGGCTTTCGACTGGAATCACCCCACGAAGAAGAATCTCCTTCGCCACGTCTTCAATAGGTACGTAAGCCCCAATGTAGTGCTCGTCTTCTTCCCAGAAGGTAGGTTCGACGTCGCTCAGGTTCATCACTTCGACGTGAGTCCACGGACCGTAGTCGCTGCGAGGGGTGCAGTAGTTGTATGCTGCGGCTTGAACCGAGAACTTGGATCCATCTAAGCATGTGATGGCTTCGACAGGCGCTTTGAAGCCGCCGCGTTCGATGCTGGCCGATGACAGGTGTTGTTGGAGAGCCTCAACCGTGCTCTGCACTTGCTGCTGGTCGAACTTCATGCGAAATCATACTCCTTAAACGTTACGATCTCCATCAGATCCTTGACCAGCTGGCGACCTTCCTCAGTGAACAGGATATCCCGTTCCCATACCCAGTGCTCCACGCACTGCACATTGTAGAACTCGTCTTCGCTGGTCATCCAACGAAGAGCGGTAGCGCGGTCGCCAGCACCGAGTTCGATCAGGTTAGCGACCTGCGCTTCGAAGTCCCGAAGCGCGCGGGCTTCGTGCTCTTTCTCGGCTTCGATGTTTTCGCTGACGATCTCGACCAGGGTGTCCCAAGTCTTGTGCTTTTCAGCGAGAGACTTGGAGTTCCACTGCTGGAACCACCAAGTGCTGGGACGGCTGCCGTAGGCATCTTTGTAGAGATCGGAAACGCAGGAGAAGTCAAAGTCGGACATTGGTCACCTCTTTTCTTACAAGATCAACCTACAACATCCGAACAAGAATGTCAAGCGGTTTTCACCACTCCGGCAAGTCTTTTTTCACCTCTTCCGGCGTGTTGTAGTATCGGGCTGCGTTACCAGACACCACCGAGGTTGGCCAACCGAAGTCCGGATCGTTCTTGATGCGCTTGAAAGCCGATCGACACTCCTTGCGGGAGAACTCCTGTCGGCTCCAAGCAAGGGGACGCACTAGGCGAGAATCGCCATAGAGCGCCACCAGTACATGCAAGGCGTCTATCTTCACCCGTAGTACTCCACGTCGAGGCCGATCATCTTCTCGGCCGCTTCCCAGTTCACGTTGCGCGTGGTCTTGGTCTTCAAGAAGGTGGTGACCACATCGAACGCCGTTGCGCCTTCCTTGCTCAGATCGAGGTAGCGGAAGAACATCGGCTTGAGGTTCGGGTCGACCTTTTCGTTGACGTACTTCGTGGCAATCGACTTGCGATCTTCCCCGTACTCCTCGACTGCCTCACGAACCCAAGTCTCCAGCTTCGCAGAGATGTCGTATATGGCGTCGTGGAGAAGAGTGGCGTAAGCACGAATGGCTTCCGCGCGCTTCGGCGGGACTTTGGCCAGAGTGTCGTCGAGACCACCGTCGAGGACCAGAGCCGCGACGCTACGCGCCACAGAAGTCTCGTCTACCACGCGGTGCAGCTGGACGTACTCGTCGGTCTTGATCTTCACCCGAGTTCCGTTCTCGAAAGCCACGATGAAGCCTTCGATGTCGCGCATAGCCGAAACGGCGTTGAGGAAGTCTGCGGTCGATTCAACGTTACGCGACTCGACAATCGGCACCGGGGACATCTTTGCAGTTACAGATTCCAGCGGCAGGTATTCGCCAGTGAGGTTAACCCGGATAGCCAGAAGCGTGAACTTGGGAGTGTCTCCGTAGTCGATCACGACCCGGTTCGCAGGCGAGCACCATTCGAAGATCGGGGTCAAGCCCATACCGTAGAGCATACGCGCCCAGATATCGAACGGAATCTCATAAGTCTCCTTCACCCATTCCAGAGCCGCGTCTGCGATTTCAGTCATGCCCATCTTGGTGCAGAACCGAATTTCTCCTTCGTGCATGATCGGGTGGATCATGGAACCGTCGAGCTTGTCCAGGATACGGTGCGGCTTGGAGAAGTCGAGGTTCTCCACACGAGTCTCTTCTTTCTCCCCAAGGTTGAAGAACTTGTGGAGCGGGCGACCGATCAGTTTGCCGTCTTTGTCGAACTTGAGTCCACGACATTCCCGACGGATCTTCCACCCGAGTTCGTCGTCGGCTCCACGCGCGAAGGTCTCTTCAAAGGCAACCGTGTAGTCGATCACGGTACCGAAGTCCCGCTCAGCGACGATGAACTCGTTATATCCCTCGATATGAGGAAGGACGTCTTCGATGGTGCGAATGGTCGGAAATTCGTAGCTCATTGAGTTCTCACTTTACCACTTTGTATTCAAACACGAACCGTTCGTAGTTCATTTCGCGCTGGATGATTCCTCGATCATACAACCACTGTAAAGCATGGTGGTCGTAGTCTTTGTTGCCGTCTTGGTCTTTGAAGCTTCCGTCTCCAGAGTTCTGGGTGAAAACTTTCCCGAGCGCGCTTTCGTACGCTTTACGGATCACCTTGTTGGGAAAGTTTTTCATATCGTCGTCTCTTTAGCTTCGACTACAGACTAGCACGGAGCAGAGGTCAAGTCAAGCGGTTAATCGTCCGACATAGTCATAACTTTAGAGAGCGCCTCCAGGAAGAGGAAGGCCATGACTATGATCCAGATCACCACTCCAATCCCTGATAGGAGAAAGGATGCGATCATTAAAATTTCGATAGCTCCCATCATTCAAGCTCCAGAAACTTCAGGGTCTTCCGACCGCGTATCGAAGTCGATGGTGTTGGAGTATACAAAGGAAAGTTCGGGCGCGAACGTGAACGCGAACAGCCAGAACAGGATGTTCAGCGGAAGCGAGAACACCGGACCAGCGTTAATCATTGGCCAGAGCGGGGTAGGGTAGGGGTAGTAAAAGAAGCGCATGTCAGTTTCCTCCGTGGAAGTCAGCTTCGGCGTTGAGGTGTTCGAGGACTTCGATATCGACGAACTGAATGGTGCCTTGGAACATAGCAAGGTAGATCAGGTACGTCACAGTGGCGACGAACGCCAGAATGGTCAGTTGGTGTAGGATCATGGCTCATCTCTCTCTCAGTTACAGATAGACCATAGCACGACTAGGTTACCCTGTCAAGCGGTTTGTTAGCTCCTCAAGATTTATTGGTCGATAATCGGTCTTCTCCACGCAGACGTTGAAGTACCTACCTTCCGGCGGATCCCATTGGTGAATGTGTCCGTGGATGTTGTAGAGTTCCACTGCATCCTCAGGGTACTTCCCTTTCCTATTCAGCAACCGGAGTTTCGATTCTCTGTGGATCGGTACGTGAGACAGCAAGACACCTAGTTCGGGGAACATACGCCACATCTGTACCTTCTGAAAGATGCCAGTGCCGACTAGGAACGGAATGTCGTCGTGGTTGCCAACGATGAGGCGCTTGCGCCCTGGTAGCTTTCGAATGGTCTCTACGGTAGATTCCTTCTCGCCCATCATGACGTCCCCGAGGTGGTACACGATGTCCCCGGGCGCTACTGTTTCAGCCCAGTGATCGTACATCTCCTGGTTCATCTGTTCGACCGATGCAAACCTATCCCCGCGAATCAGTTCTCCATCGCCACCACGGAAAGTCAAGATGTTGGCGTGGTCAAAATGAGTGTCAGAAATAAGCCAAGCGTTTCGCATCAAATATCCTCAAGGTTCGTCTTTTCCATTCCAGTCGCAGGAGGGTTGTGTGGTTTGAACCGAGCCTGCTTCTCTTCCATGAGCGCGATAGACCGCAGAATCTCGGCTCGACTTTCGGGAGGCATACCCTCTGGCCAAGTGATAGTCGCTGGTCCCCACTTGGTAGATACCTTGGTCACATCGGTCATTATCATCTCCCTCAACAGTCACATGGGTATATAGTGCTCAGACGTCTCCGCTGATCGGATAATATGGGCTTTTCTCCGCTTGACCTTCTTTAGGCTTCGTGTCAATAAATTGGTTTGTGACGTACTCTTCCTGTTCTTCGAACGTAGAAAGCAGGTAGTTCTTAGCGCTGACATAGCTCTGGCCGCAGGGCAAAGACCGGTCACTCCTAACGAACGTTCCAAACCTGAAGATTTCAGGCTGGTCTTCCCAGATCACGCCATATTCATCCTGAAGAATTTGGATCATACTGGTGCTGGATAGACCCTGCATCTTCTTGTGACCAGCGGTCCACCGAAACAAAGAAGAGATGCTATTGCGTCGGCAATCCTGAATGCGCCAGAGGACGTTGTTAGCGACTTCTCCAGTAGTTGGCACCCCGAAAGCCCGAGCGTCAAACAGAGCAAGCTCAGCCTTACCACCGAGTGGGTTATCGATAGAATTGTTGAACGTAGCCGAAGCGAAAGACGCCAAGATGGAGTTCAGCTTGGAAATCTTTCCACCAAACATATGCTCGGTCTGCTTCTCGGTTTTCCCGAAGACCAGGGTGATCTCATCCGACTGAGTGTAGCCCAAGATAGCATTGGTGTAATCCACGAGGGCGGTAGTAGTCGTGGTCATGGCTAGCCAGATTCGCTCGTCAAACGGACGGTCGAATGGTTTCGTGTACTTGCTGAAACCGTTACCGTCCAGACGAACGATCAGGTATTGGTCGAGCGGGACCCGATAACCGGTGTACGCACCTTCGTACGCCTTCATGCGGTCGCCGAGACTGTCTTTTGAAGTTGTCATTCAAGAACCTCCACGAGCTTACGGATGGGTCGGTCATCCGGTTTGCCACGGTCGATCCGGCCCTGTCGAGCAAGCTGGGCATAGTCCTCTTTGCTGTAGAGATACCCGTTGTACTCCCAGAAGACTTTGGGTTCAACAGGGGCAGGCGCAATCCGGTAGGAAAGATAGTCAACCAACTCGCGATGTCCAAGTCGGAGACCTTCCCCGACGTCTACATTACACCACTCTCCATCTACGTAGTACTCTACCGGGTCTCCACTGTAGACGGCCAAGAGGATTGCACCCTTCTCTGCGTTGTCCAAGTCTTTCCAAGCTGTCGGCTCCACAACTTCTTCAACGAGGTCCAGGGGATGCTCATCAAAGGATGTCGCCTTTCCGTTCAGGTACCAGTCGAAACTAGTTTCTGAGCTAAGGGCATCCTTAAACCCCAAGAGTTCTCCATCGGACGCGTAATGCTCCATCATCGGTCCACGGATCTTTCCATCACGGGTACGGTACATACGACCTTCTTGAATTTTCATGTCTTGCCCCTTTTACTTGATAAACACAGTTGCGATAGTGCAGTGGTTGTAGTCTTCGAAGTAGCCCTTCCAATCTCCGGTGTAGACCTCGACGCCTTCAAAGTCAATTCTGTTCTTCTCATCGCGGCTGTTACTGTCGATCAGGTGCACCAAGCGACCAGCCCGCGCCAAGTCCGTGAAAGCCCACAGAACGGTGTGGCGACCAGACTCGCGGCCAAAGCTGTCTCCGGTGTCGTAATCGACGACCACCAGAAGAAGAACGTCTCCTTTCTTGGGCTCGGTTTCACCGGGGAATAGCGCGACGTCACCCCACTGATCTTCGGTGTCTACGATGTAGGCACCATTGTAGGAGTAGCAGTGGTCCTCGGACCACGTATAGTCCCAGCGCCCTCCATCTCCCTGTTCTTCGTCGCGTCTTCCGTAGTCGCGCACATCTAGGTTAAAGTACATCTTGATTTCCTCAGAAGTAAACGTGGATGTTAGAGGCGAGGTTGCTATTTTCGAGCATTTCTGCGGCGTCGAGAACGATGCTGTCCCGGTGGCCACCATGAACTTCGATCCCGCCGGGGATTTCGATATAGACGTTAAGCCCGCCACCATAGGTCGAGCGAACCATAGTGATGGTGCCTTCAAACGGGGCACCGCAATAGTACCCCGTCACCGAGCAACCTTCGCCGTTCTGGTAGAGTTCGTTGTAGAACGTGTTGGACATGTTAGCCTCTCTCTAGCTTCAAGTCTTGTATAGCATAGTGGAGGAGCGCTGTCAACCGTTAATCTTCACGTTCTCCAAAACCGTAGTCGACCACGACGGGGAAGCGCGGGACTCCATCCGGAGTAGGAGTGAAGTAGCGAAGCGTGACCCAGTCCGGCGTCTTACCCTCTTCGTGCAGAGCTTTCAGTTGCTCCTGAGAGCCACGAACTCCAGCCCCACAGGTTTGCCCGTTGCCGAGGTCGATGATGAACCGCTTGATGTAGCCAGACCAGTTACCCAGCCCCTCTTCCATAGAGACGACCCGGAACTCATCGGTCAGAAACTCCTTGCGCTTGATCAGGTTCTTCGACCGCTTGTTCTCGTACCCAGAACTCCCAATACGAAGCATCTGGCCTTCATACCCTTGCTCCAAGTACTCCCCATAGAGAGCGTCGGTTTCTTCGGCTGAAAGGATGAGGTCGGTGCGCACTAGAACGATGCTAGCCGGGGTCTTTCCCGAGCCAAGAAGTTGTTGAAGCGCCTTGTTTCGAATGTCGAACGGATCGGCACTGTACAGGTCGTAGACGTGGTACTGGACCAGCTTCGCGGTCTCTTCCAGATCCTCAGAGGTCGGTTTCTGCTTTCGCACCAAGCTGGTGATCTTGTTGAAGTTGTCTTTCAGATCGTGGTTGTACAGTTCACCGTCGAGGATTAGAGTCGGGTACTCCTCGAAGTAGGGACGCAGCGCTTCCATGATGTGAGGGACTGAGGTGATCGGTTTACCCTGTCGAGTCCACAGACCATCTTTGCGAGCGATGCAGCGAATGCCATCCAGCTTGGGCTGAGAGAAGACGGTGCCGTCCCAGTCGATCTTGGCGTCTTCGTACTTGCTAGCCAGCATCGGCTTGAACTTGTCGAACTTGTCGATGTTGTCCATGTCGTAGAAGTAGCCGCGCTCCAGCTTCTTCTCCATCGAAGCCTTAGCCTCAGCTAGTGCCTGCTCCTGGGGAGTCGTCTCGTTGGCGCGCCCGACGTTCTTGGCTTCGACGACGCGCCACCCCGAAGTCACCAGCTTACCACCAAGAGTCCCAGAGACTGCGGCCCAGCCCCAGTTAGTCCCGTCGGTTCCGACTAGGTATCGCCAAGTACGGGTCTTCCCCGTCGAGTCTTGTTTGAAGATTTCGGGTCCTGTTGCCGTCGGTTCCATGTATTTTCCTTAGCGATACGCAGTGGGGTTGAGTTGAGCAAGCGTAACGTTGACGGTGTACTCTTCCCCGAGCTTGAACAGGCGATCTCCTTGTTCAGGCTTGTAGGAACCCGAGATGAGTAGTTCTCCGGCGTTCACCGCGTTGAGCAGGGAGAGTTTTTCTTCTCCATCTCGGTACTGTACCAGGAGGTACTGCCAGGTCTTTCGTGCGGACCCGGTTCGGGCTCTACTGGCGGGATACACCTCGTACATTGTTTCGTCCATATTAGTTCTCCATCTGCTTCGTGTTAAGGGTATCATGGGGTGGGACCTTAGTCAAGCTGAAAGTACAGGCCATTTAGGGTTTCAGGTCGTCCATTGTCATATAGTCATTCCTTTTCTCCACAACTGCACTCATAATACTCGACACGTTCTTTGGGATACCAACGAATGTCGTCCTTGTTAACCCATTTTGTGTATGGAATAAACCCAAGAAACTTCTTACGGACTTTTTGGTATTCTCTGGTATGTCCGTATTTGGTCACCCGTTTACAGAACGGGAGAAGTTCAACAGGCTCTAGATCATATCCGTAGTCACCGAACACACTTTCATAAGGTTGATTCATCATATTCCATCCTTTTCAATCATCTCAATAACTCTTAGTATTGCGTGTCGAGTCATGTAACACGCATCTTTGTAACGTTGGATCATTTCATCCTTAGTTAGTGGAGAGTGTCTGAAACCAACTTCAAGGCTATCATACAACGGATTTTCAAGGCAATCAACACAAAAATTCAGGTTGACTAGCAGTTCTTCTTTGGTCACGCCTATACCTCCAGATCCATGTAGTCGCATTCTCCCAGACACTGGAACTTGGTTCCGTTGATTTCCATGTTCTTCGTATCGTGCCAGTGACCGAAGATCCAGTACTCTGGCTGGTGCAGTTCGAACATCGCTTGAAGCGCCTCACCCGTGCGAGTCAAGTACTGCACCCGACCAGCTAGCGTTTCCCCAGCCCGAACGAACATGTAGTAAGACGCTAGCGTCGGGCAGTCGTGAGTGACCATAACGCGTGGCTTCACTTGTTCGTACACGTCAATCAACGTGCCTAGTTCTTGGTAGCTGAGTTCTTCATCTTTCCACCAGTCGATCCCGGGGGTGCGAGTCATGTGGTCGATGCTCCACGCACCACCAATAAACATGACGTCTCCATTCACGGTACCATCTGGAATCCAACCGACCATCTCTTTACACCGCTCAGGATGGTCGTGGTTTCCACGAATGAACTTGTGCTGTCCACTGGCATGGTATTCGTTCACTCGGTCATGCCATTTCTGGTACCAGAAGCCGATCGTGAAGTCTCCGACCTGTACTGTGTTACCGTCGAACCCTTTGGTCACGTCGATGTACGTGGACACCTTACCGTGGATGTCTCCTACGAATCTGGTTAGCATTTCAGTTCTCCTCGTTTGGCGGCCCGAAGGATGTCTATACCCTTCGCCCAAATATACTGGTCGCCAAACGTGCCTCGCCGCGCGTAGCGTAAAACGCCGTCTGCGGCAACCATGACGTTTCCGACTCGGTTGACATAGTTGTTCAGGTGAAGCTCCGCCCAAGCTCGCTGGCGTTCTTCGGGTGTGGTTGCGCGGTCGTAGCTCATAGAATCCTCAGATGAACGCGATAATGAATAGGAGCACGAAGGTGAACCCAAGGATGGCGGTCATAGACGGCGAGAGGAATATCCCCTTCTCGCGCTCTTCTAGTTTCTCCTGAAGCTCCTTGTTTTCTTTAGTCAGCCGATCTACCTCCTTCTCGACCGCGCGAACCAACGTCAAGTCGTTCTGGTCGCTAAGACGGTAATATTCTTTCAGCGCCTTGATGTGAGACTCCGCATATTCTAGCTTCTTGGCATATCTCTTAGCCTCTTCCATCCACCTGACCCCGAGGCGATAAACCCGGTCGTACTCTTGCTTAGCCTGCTCCCGTTCGTTAGCCGAGAAGTCGATGCCACCGCCAGTATGCTTCTTACGGGCCATGCGAAGCGCGGAAACCGCCTCTTCTTCCGAAGAAGTCGAGAGCGCTTTCCGCATAAGGCTTTCAACCACGCTCAAGGTATTTCTCCTCGATCTTGGCGAACGCTTTGGCGTCGTCCGTTTCGTAGAACAGGCTCGGATCCTTGATGTTGTAGAGGTTACAGAACCACTGACCCGTGCGCTGGTGTAGTGGCTTGGTGGCCAGCGTGGCGCAGAAGTCTTGGTATTCGTCTTGGCTGATCACGACAATCTCCATCATTACAAGAACACTCTAGCACCACTCACCGGTCCTGTCAAGCGTTAACCCTTCTTAATTTTTTCCGTCGCGTACATGACAGCGTCGATCACGGAAATAGCCATTACCATTTGCCACGGGAACCACCCAGCCGCCATAAGCAGATAAAACGGTGCCATAGACCATGTGAAGAAACAAGCCATAAAAATAGACACCAAAAGCCCAGCTGTTAGCAGAGACATCACTAGTAGCGCGTGAACTCCGGCTAGTCTGAGGAACATCGTCATTCGCCACCTTTGAGAAGAAACTGGTTGCTGATGGCCTTGAAGCTGAACTCCGGCTTCTCGTTGCACTTCCAGACGAGACCCTCGCGGATCTGGTTATGGATGCTGGGACCATCGGCTAGAGACAGTGCCTCTTCTACCGAGTCAGGTGCTTTGGCATTAGTGACCAAGACCGGCACGTGGTCCAAACCTGCTCGCTCTACCATCTCTCGTCGCTCTGGTGGAGTCAGGTAACGTTGCCCAGTGATCTCCAGAACGTCGAAGACGAAGAACTGAAGGTCCTTGAACCCCTCACGGTTGCCTTGAATGCCAGGACCCATCAGTTCGCCTTGGAAGACGTAACCCTCGGGGATCTGGTCTCCGATGCGGTTCGCCATCTGGACGAAAGAGTTAGTGGCATTGTCTTCGTTGATCTTTAGCTCCAGGTTCCGGCTGCAAACTCGCAGGTCTCCCTCGTGGCGGAAGATCGTCATCGAAGAACCGTCGAGCTTCATCGAAATCTCGTAGGTGAAGTCCCCACGGAGAAGCTTCGGGAAGCAGTTCTGGATGCGCTCTTGATCGGTCTTGGGCGCAATTTCAGTCGGGAAGTTGCCACGCGCTTGGCCCTGTAGCTGGGCCGCAATTGGTGCTTCCCACTTCTGGACACCAAGACATTCAGTCAGATCATCGCCGATTCGTTCTTCATCGTCGAGGATATTCTTTTGAAAGTTCTCGTCAGACCACTCAGAAAACACAGGGCGGAGAGGCAGAAGCAGCCCCTGGCTGATCTGGCCGCGCAGCTTGATGGTACGCAGACGTTCGCCCTTGACCCCATTGTACTCGCGCGGCTCTTTCCCCTTCGAGAGGAACGGAGCCAGTTCATGTGGAACCCAGCTGTCAATCTCTAGGTAGAGCGCCAGTTCACCAGGTGTGAACTCTCCTTTCTTAACTACGACCCTCCATCCATCGACGGTAGCGACTTCAATGGCGTCCGCGCCTTCGATGGGGTCAATCGAAGCGATTTGTCGGATACTTGCTAGTTTTCGCATTCACATTCTCCATGTTTACAAGACACTGTAGCTCAGCTACTGGTCTTTGTCAAGCTCTAATTTTCGAATCTGCCTAGTCTCGGAGACCACGACCAGAACCGAGATCGCGGCCGCTGATAGAAATATTGTGGCTAGAGCGAAGTCTCCAACACACAGGCTGAACACCCCGACTACTAACCCAAAGAGACCAAGGACGGCCATGTTGAAACGACTGTGGCGCAGGCCAGCTATAAGTTCTTCTTGGTTCAAGGTCCTGACCTCACGATCTTTCGTCCGTGAGTCAGCGTAACGAATCGTCCATCTCTCACTTCGTACCACGTATCTTCCCAAGGGCCGCGAATAGTGAAGCACCAAGAAGTGGTCAGGGCGTTGACGCGGTGGATGTTGTCTTTCTTGGTGACTTTGGGCAGCAACGACCGCTTATAGATCGTAGACTTCTTTCGTAGCTCCAACGGCTCTTCGATCAAGAAGCCGCTGAGAAACCAGGTCCATGCGTGGAACGCGTGGCTGTGGTAAGCTTCGCGACGTCCCTTGTTGAATCGAAGGAATGCCACGCTAGCAAACTTCTTGGCTTCAAACAGAAAGAAGGCATCGACGGGCGAATCTGGCCCGCCGTCTTTCGCCCACTCCAAGATACGCACGTTTCCGATCTTCATTGGGTAGTCTCTGCTCGGAATACTGGAACTCTTGCTTTGACCGCTCGGCTGATCATGTCTTCGGTTCCTTTACCACCTGGGAACGCCAACACCATATTTGGCTGCCCCTCTTCTAGCATACGCTGGTTGCGAATCGGACCAGCTCTGCGCCCATGAGTTTTCCAGTCTGCCTTGAAGACCCTCACTGGTACGTCATTCTCTCTGGCCCACTCCTCAGCTAAAGTGTCTGCACCCGGAGCGCCCCCGGAGATCACGACAAGGCAATCTCCGAGTTTTTCTAACGCCCCGTCGAGGTAAGAGTAGACGATTTCTCTGTGGTTGTAGTCGCGTCCACCACAGACTATAAGTCGCGCTTCTTTACCCGCCAAAAGAAGTCCCTCCGCTGGTACGACCAGCGCCAAACCCACCAGTCGAGCGAGCTACCGGTGCAGGACGTGCAGAGGTGAAGCCCGTGGCAGGGCGCGCTTGAGTAGTGCTGGTGAAGCGCGGCGAGGTGCTCGGTGCCGAACGTAGCGACCGATCGATGCTCTGGAACCCAGGACGACGCGCTACCGTGCTAAAACCACTCCCGTTGTTGATGAGATAGCTGTTACGGTCTTCGCGGTTGTTGTACATCGGGCGACCAGACCCAGACAGCGCGTTGCCAATCAGGTACCCAGCCATCAGCGGTAGAAGGAACGACCCACCGTCGCTGTCCGTTCGAGCCACGCAGTTGCCTACCCCGTGAATCTCTTCACAAGTAGCTGTGTCGTTGTAGCGAGGAGCCACGCGGTCGTGCTCCGCGGTGGCGCCAGCAAAGCCTTCTTCGCATAGCTCCGGGGTGATGGTGTCACTCGATCGGCTAGCCGTAATGCAAGCATCCATAGACTCGAATACGCGCCCACCATTCTGTGTGGGATCCTCGACTTGACAAGCTGATAGAGCCAGCGCCGAAACCATAGCTCCAGTCAGGACGAACCCTCGGGTGATGTTTCCTCGTTTCACGTTGCTTCCTTTCATCATTATGCAATCAGGTGAGGTTTGAAGCGGCTCAAGTTCTGCGTGATCCGACTCTTGTCTTCTCGAATACCCATTCCAACGCAGTCTCGGCCGACGATCCAGCTCCCGATGACGGGTCGCGCCCCGTTGAAGTTAGGAAGCTCTACGTATTTTTGCACAATCTTGGTGTGCTGATTGTATGTAGTGTCACCAGCCGACTCTTCCAGCTGGCCGTTGTTGAAGATGTCGATGGACGATCCCTCCCGAGAGAAGATCGGCTTTCGAACATACTGGCTACCAAGGTCCGCTTGCTCTTCACCCTCAAAGTAGGCAGGGAGAAGATTCTTGTGCCCCTTGAACTTGTTCCACAGAACCGGTAGGATAGCTTTGTTCGACACGATAGCTTTCCACGGTGGTTCGAACATACGTACGCCCGACGACTTCAGGTAGACAGCGAAGTCATCCCGAAGCATGTCTTCCCACGGGTACAGCTTGAACATCTGGTCGATGTACTCCTCGTTCACCGAGGACATGAACTGTCCGTTCTCTGCAATGGCGATATGTTCGGTCGCCACGTACTCGACTCGGAACCCAGCATCCGAAGCAGCCCATGCCAGAGTCTCCACCGTGGCGTAGTCTTCGACGTTTTCTGGACCACCGACCGAGGAGAAGTAGAAGGGAAGGTCTTCGGTCATGTAGTAACGAATGTGCTCCAGACGTTTCACCAGGGCTTCGTAGATCGAATTGAACTGGTCCTTGTCTTTCGCCACATCTTCGAGCCATTCCCACTGGTACATCGCCGCTTCGTACAGAGAAGTCGGGGTGTCGCCGTTGTACTCCAGCATCTTGGCGGGGCCAGTTCCGTCGTACACCAAGTCGAATCGGCCGTAAAGCTCGGGTTCGTCCTTCTTGTAAGACTGCGCCACGTAGTCCCAGTGTTGCTCCGGAATCCCGAACTTTGCCATCAGGCTCTCATCGGCGATAACATCGGCGACCGCATCGCGAACCATAGCGTGTAGCTCAGTGGACGGATCCTCGATGTCGTCTTCGACCTGCTTCAGGTTAAATTCGTAGTACGAAGATTCGTCCCAGTAGGTCTCTCCGTACATAGTGTGGAAGTCGAACCCGGCTTCTTCGGCAATCTGTTGCCAGTTCTCACGGGGTTGGGTTTCGATACGTTTCATTTTTCAGACCATTCCTTTCAGTCACACATGCCCAGCCAGGCAGCGACGGCGGCTTTATCTCCAAGGAGAAGAGCCCGAGCGCCACACTCTTGGAAGGTGTACACGGCGTTTGCGATCCCAAGGAGAAAGAAAATAAAGAACAGGATCCGGAACCAAACCGGGATGTCTTGCCACATTTGCCACATTTCAGTCATCTCCTATCAGCTTACAACACCAATGTAATACACTGTGGCTCCAATGTCAACAACTTCTTCGTCCACCGAGATGATATTGGTGCCGTAGCCGTTGTCGTACCCGATGAAGCGATATCCCACAGCCGATAGCTGGTCGACTAGCTCTTTCACCGAAGTTCGATTCTTGTTGACCATCTGCATGATAGTCGGCGCTTCGGTGCTGGTAGAGATAGAGTTCAGGACCTTTGCCGCTCCTGGAGACTGCACCGCCCGAGCCAGTTCATCTGTGGTGTTATCGTGTAGAGCGACGACCCTAGAGAACGTAGCTTCTAGAATGTCCGCTGTAGCTTTGTCGGATACGTGAGCTACCGCTTGAGCATAGCTAGAGTCTCGGTTTAGCATGGCCGCTAGTTTGAACGCGTCCCCGTCCGATGACATGATGACGACGTGGTCCGCTTCGGTTGCCGCAGCCCTAGTGTAAGACTCTTGGTCGCATAGTACATCGGTCCATACCCAAGAAACCCGTGGTAGCGACTTGACTCGGTCGGAGATTTCCTCAGAGACCACGACGATATCTTGATAGTAGCCCGACAACCGAAGGTCGTTGATCAAGCGCGCAGTTTGCTTTGGCACGAAACCAAAGATGACAATGTGTCCGGTCATATCTGAGAAGTCTCCTAGTCCATTGCGAGTTCGTTCGATGGAAGCAGTAACGGCGCTAGCAATCTTACCGACTACTGCGCCAAAGATCAAGAGGGAGAATGGAATGACGAAGAGCGAGTGGAATAGACGACCCGCATCGGTAGATGGGCTTAGGTCTCCGTAACCGACTGTAGACGCAGTCACCATGTAGAAGTAGGTGTACGTCACTGGATCCGAGACCAAGTCTTCTTCACCAGCTAGAGACAGCCCAACGTAAGTCAAGCTGGCGTGTAGAATCGTAACCGCAAGAATGAGGCTAGCGCTAGCAGCGCAAGCCTTTCTCCAGATTCTCCTAAAGAACAGCATCACACATCCCTTTGTTCGCGCTCCCAGACAGCAATAGG